GGCATCTGCGCCTCCGATGAGGATGCAGCGCATGACGCGGCGCCTGCTGCAGCATCCGCCCCATGGGAGCCTCCCGCACCTCCCTACGCACAGCCGATGGCAGTACCGCCCCAGACGCAGCCCTGGGCCGCCCCTGCTCCACAGCCTCAACCCGATCCCTCCGCATACGTCTGACCATGAAGAGCGCACGTGTCAATCTCTGGAACGCTCAGCCGTCCCAGAACCCCAAGGCCCCGATCCTGAACGGTGCTGTCGAGCTTCCCGCCCAGCTGATCTGGGAGTTGTCCCAAGCGATGCAGCAGGGCCAAGGGTTGGAAGTCAACCAGCAAACCGGGGAGCAGTTCTTCAAGCTGCGCCTCAGCGTCTGGCGCGGCACCGGCGAGAACAATGCTCCGGTGTTGAACGGCCAGATCGAAAGCCCCTCTGAGCGGGCCCAGTACCTGGCGCAAAAGGCACAGCAGCAGGGCGGCGGGCAGTGGGGTGCAGCTCCCACAGCCCCATCCCAGCCGCCCGCCTATGGTCAGCCCACCCAACAGCCTGCGCCTGCTGGGTATCCGCCAGCAGCAGCGCCGCAGCCTGCCGGGCCGCCAGCGGGCTACCCTGCGGCGCCTCCGGCAGCTGCTCCGCCAGCAGCAGCACCGCCGCAGTGGGGACAGCCTGCCCCCGGCGGATGGGGCGGCTGATTGACCACCGATCGCCCACGGATCGCCCTCCTGCCGCAGCAGGGGGGCATTCAATGCCATTCTTGACAACAATCATGCCTTACAAACACCCGGAAGAAAAAAAGGCCTATCAGCGTGCTTGGTATGAAGCCAATAAAGATGCTGCCCTCGCCCGCAGCAAGGCTTGGTACGGAGCCAATAAAGATGTTGTAATCGCTCGCAACAAGGCCAAATACGAAGCTGAGAAAGAGCTAATCCTTGCTCGCAAAAAAGCCTGGTACGAAGCTAATAAAGACGCTATCCGTGCCAGCAGGAACGCACGCCGCAAGGCCAATAGAGACGCTGTTGCTGCTCGCAAGAGAAACTACGAAAAAGCCCGCAAAGCAAATGAACCTGCTTATGCAATGATGGAGCGCCTCCGATCTAGGCTTGGCAACGCCCTTAGTCGATGTGGGGCAGGTAAATCGGCCTCTACGATGCAACTGGTCAGCTGCACAAGTGAGCAACTGGCCGCCCACATTGAGGCGCAGTTTCTTCCTGGAATGTCATGGGACAATCGATCTGAGTGGCACGTTGATCACATCATTCCTTGCGCAGCGTTTGACCTTCTAGACCCAGCGCAGCAGCAAAAGTGCTTTCACTATACGAATTTGCAACCCTTATGGGCTGCAGATAATCTGCGCAAAAGCACTAAATGACTCCGCGCGTTGCTCTTTTGCCAAAGCAAGAGAGCATCTGCTTCGATGAGCCCAGCCATCGCTACTGGGTGTGGTCGCAGCGCCGTGGGCGGTGGCTGCAGCCGCCCAGCTGCTCACAGGTGCTCGGCCTCTCTGGCGCCAAGGGCTTCAACCCCGAGCACTGGCGCCGCAAGCTGATCAACAAGGAAGGCATGCGGCCGAATGAGGCCGAGGCCTACATGGAGCTGCATCGCAACGGCCGGGCCGACATCGGCACCGAGCTCCACGCCCTGATCCGCCAGGAGCTGCTGGGCGCCGCTGCGCCGCCGGTGCAGTTTGCCGAGTCGCTGATGCTGCTGGCCACCTGGCGGCGGTTGTTCCTGCCGCAGATCGAGGAGGTCATTGCCTGCGAGTCGCCGCTGGCCTCGCTGCAGTTGTTCTACACCGGCACGCCGGATCTAATCGCCCGCGTCGCCGGGCAATGGCTGATCGTGGATTGGAAGAGCAAGGTCAGCCAAGAAAAGGCGAAGCCCGATCAGGCATGGCCGCTGCAGCTGGCGGGCTACGACCTGCTGGCCCAAGAGCGCTACGGCATCCGCTTGGATGGGGCGATGAATCTGATGGTGTGGCCAGGCGGCTGTGAGGAAGTGTTCTGGCCGCCAGAGAAGATGGCCGAGCTGCGGCGCCGCTACATCGGCCACGTCGCTTGGGCCCATGCCGTCAAGGGGGTGCGCGGTGATGCTGCTGCCGCCGGTGCGCTGGCGCATGTGCTGCAGCTCCACCCTGAAGCGCTGGAGCTGGCCACACCACCATCAGGACATGGGGCGTGGACGGTGGCGCAGCTGCTGGGCAGCGATCACCCCGCCTTGCGTGCGGCTTGACGCTGAGCGCGAGCCTGCCGGCGCATGTCCTCGAAGAGGAGCTGCCGCAGGTATCCGACCCTGCCGAGCCCCCGCAGTTCGGCCTCGCGGTCGAGGTGCTCCACCTGCTCGGCGGGCAGTTCGACGGAGATTTGCCGGTGTCCGGGTTTCAGGGGCCAGCTGGGCATCGCGCTCTGTTCAGTGAATCCACTCTAGAGGGTACCGGATGGGAACCTATGAGGTAGGGTACTGGGGCCATCCGCACACGCTGCTCCATGGCGATGCCGACCACTGCCCGGGCCAGGTGGTGGGTGCCTTGCGTTCCAGCGCAGAGCTCGGCCTCTCGCCTGTCACTGGACCCGTCGAGGTCTGCCGCTGGTTCCGGCTTTGTAAGGCTCAGGGCGGCAGCAAGCAACGAGCGGGTGGCTCCTATTCAGCGCCATGATTGAACCCGCCTACCTGGCAGCACTGCGTCATCAGGTGCGCTGTGAACTACTGCTGACGATGGTGCAGCTAGAGCAGCTGTGCCCTAGCTGGTGGGCTGACCTCAGCGAGATGGCCCAGCAGCTAGGCACCGATCGCGCATCCCTGAATCGGTCGCTGACCAAGCTGGAGGCGATGGGATTGATCAGGCGCGAGCGGATCAGCAACACCGGCGGGAACTGGGTTTGGTGGGTCAAGCGTTGCGAGGATGACCAGCCGTGTCCAGACGCCGAGCCGGCGTGGAGGCTGCGCGATCTTCAGCGCGGCAGAGTCATTCGCGTCACGATCCGCGGCAGGTGGCAATGGGCGGAGCGCCAGGGGATCCCTCGGGCAACGATGCAGAGCTTTCTTGGCGGCCACCAACGCACGATGAAAGGCCGCTGGCAGGTGGCAGGCAGTCCATGGGATCACGAATCTGGCTGCTGATGGGTGCAAATGGGGAACCGTTGCGGTAGGGTGGTGGAGACCACTCGCCATGCACCAATGGGCCACCATCAGGCGCCCTGCGCGCCGCCCCCGTCAATCAACACCATCCGCCAGCAGCTCGACGACCTACTGGCCCAAATCGAAACCGACCAACAGGCTCTCGCCGCCGAACAGGCCGCCGTCGCCCGTGCCACTGAAGCGCTGCACGAATCCCCGGCGCTGCAGGCTGCCCTATCCCAGGGCCAGGAGCTGATGCGCGGCCGGGTGCTGATGCTGATTGACCACCAGCTGGGGATGCTCAGGGAATCGCCCACGGCGGTGCTGCTGCGGGCGCTGCGGCAGCAGGTGAGGGAGGTTCAGTCGTGACCCTGGCCATCCTCGCCGGCATGGTCGAGATCATCGCCGTGCTGGTCATTGTCGGCACCGCCACCTTGGCCACGTCGCTGTGGTGGGCGCTGTGTGAGCGGTTGGTGGGGGAGGGGGAGTGATGCCTGACAACACCCTGCATCGTTACCGCGAATTCATCGCATCCAAGGGCACTGCTGCCCAGTCCTACGGGTTCCAGCCGCAAGGCCAATGGGATCTGTTCCCCCATCAACAAGCAACCCTGCAGTTCGCCTGCGAGAAAGGCCGATCGGCTGCGTTCCTCGACACCGGACTGGGCAAGTCCCGCGTGGAGGCCGCCGCTGCTGCTGAGTTCGCCGCTGCCAGTGGTCGGCCCTCGCTGATCCTCACCCCACTGGCGGTCGCTCGCCAGATGGTGCGGGAGTGCGCAGCAATCGGCATTGAGGCCCGCATTGTGCGGGAGCAGTCGGACGTTGGCCCTGGCGTGAATATCGCCAACTACGAACGGCTGCCAAAGCTGGACCCATCTGTGTTCGGTGGTGTCGTGTTGGATGAATCCAGCATCCTCAAGGCATTCACCGGCCCCACCAAGCGGATGCTGTGCGAGGCGTTTAGCGAGACGCCCTACCGGCTGGCGGCCACCGCAACACCGGCGCCGAACGATCACATGGAGATCGGCCAGCACGCCGAGTTCCTGGGCGTCATGCCAGGCCCAGAGATGCTGTCCCGGTGGTTTATTTCCGATCAAACCACCATGGGCGGCTATCGCCTCAAGGGGCACGCTCAGGAGTCGTTCTGGCGGTGGGTCGCCAGCTGGGCCAGGGCCGCCACGCTCCCATCTGATCTTGGGGGCGATGACGACGGATTCATCCTACCGCCGCTCAACTACGAACTGCACACGATCAGCGCCGACATAACCCAAGAGGTTCCCGAGGGGCTGCTGTTCAGGATCCCCGATGGCAGCGCTACCACCATTCACCGTGAGAAACGCCTCACGATGGAAGATCGAGTAGCCAAGGCTGCAGCAATCGCCAACGCTGAAACCGGGCCGGTGATCGTGTGGTGCGAAACCAACGACGAATCATCGGCACTGGCCGCATCCATCCCTGATGCGATCGAGGTGTACGGCTCCATGAGCCTTGATGAGAAGGTGGCCGCGTTGGATGCGTTCACGTTTGGTGATCGCCGGGTGATCGTGTCGAAGCCCAAGCTGGCCGGCCTGGGGTTGAACTGGCAGCACGCCAACACCGTGATCTTTGCCAGCGTCAGCCACAGCTATGAGCAGCACTACCAGGCCGTGCGCCGTGCATGGCGGTTTGGGCAGGCCAAGCCCGTCACCTGCCACGTGATCATCAGCGACACGGAAACCAGCATCTGGAACAACGTCCAGCGCAAGGCTGCTGATCACCTGCGCATGAAGCGCGCCATGGCCGGCTCAATGGTGGCGATGCAGCAAGAGGCAACACTGCGACGCGCCTACGGATCGGCTACTTCAATCATCCTTCCATCATTCCTGAAATGAAACCGACTCACGAAGGCAACAACTGGGCCATTTACAACGCCGATTGTGTTGAGATTCTCTCGGGACTGCCTGATGAGAGCGTTGATTGCGCCGTGTTTTCATCGCCGTTCAGCTCTCTCTACATCTACAGCGACTCCGAGCGAGACATGGGCAACTCGGCCTCTCATGACGAGTTCTTGGAGCATCATCAGTGGATGGCACGTGAGCTGTTCCGCGTGATGAAGCCTGGCGCCGTGATCTGTGATCACGTGAAGGATACGGTTTTCTACCAAAACTCATCAGAGACAGGAGAGGGCGGACTGTTTCCGTTCAGCGATGCCGCCAGTGCAAACTACCGGGAGGTTGGATTCTGTCTGAGGGCACGGGTGACAATCTGGCGTGATCCAGTGCGCGAGATGCAGAAAACCAAGCATGAGCGACTGCTTTACAAGAACATCCGCGAGAACAGCCGGGTGAGCGCCATGGGAATGCCTGAATACATCTTGGTGATGCGCAAGGATTCACGGGGCAAGAATGTCGGAGAGCCGGTTACTCACAGCCGTGATGAGTTCTCGCTGGATCAGTGGCAGCAGTGGGCATCGCCAGTGTGGATGGACACGATGCAGACCAAGGTGCTCAACTCCCGGTTTAAAGGCGACAAAGACGAAAAGCACATCTGCCCTATGCCGTTGGACTTGATCGAACGCTGCATCACCCTCTACAGCAACCCTGGCGACGTTGTGCTGGACCCGTTTAACGGCATCGGCAGCACCGGCTACCAGTCCGTGAAGATGGGCCGCAAGTACGT